GGACCTGCTGACGACGTAAGCGGGCACCTGACGCCACCAGGCCGGGGCCGCCGACGGGCGGCCCCGCTTCCAATCACGACAAGAGCGAAAACCACATGACCTGGTCACTCGAAACGAGCGACGGCAACGAATCGCGGAAGGTGCGCTTCGAGATCCTGCCCTACGTGCGCGGCCGCGGCCTCGATCTGGGCTGCGGACCGTGGAAGTGCTTCGACCACATGATCGGCGTCGACGCCCAGGCCTACCCGGGCGGCAACGGCGCCAATCTCGTCTGCGATGTGACGAAGCTGTGGATGTTCGCCGATGCATGCATGGATTTCGTCTACTCGTCGCACACGCTTGAGGACCAAGAGGACACCGTCGGCACGCTGCGGGAGTGGTGGCGCGTCGTGAAGCCCGGCGGCTACCTGATCCTGTACCTGCCGCACAAGGACTTCTATCCGAACATCGGCCAGCCCGGCGCCAATCCGGCGCACAAGCACGACTTCCTCCCGGTCGACGTGATCAACGTCATGCGCGAGCTCGGCGGCTGGGATCTCGAGGTCAACCAGGAACGCAACCTCGGCAACGAGTACAGCTTCCTGCAGGTATTTCGCAAGCGCGACGATGACGCGCAGTCCGAGAGCTGGCAACTGCCGGCACCGGCCAAGAAGGCGGCCGTGATCCGCTACGGCGCACTCGGCGATGCGCTGTGGGCATCGTCGCTGTTCCCGGCGCTCAAGGCCGAGGGCTATCACATCACGGTCTACACGCAGGAGCCCGGCGAGGAGGTGTTGCGGCACGACCCGCACGTCGACCGCATCATCATTCATAGCGAATACCTGACCGGGCCGACCGACCTGGTGCCGTACTGGCTGCATGAAAAGCCGAAGTACGACCGCTGGATCAACCTGGTGCAGTCGGTCGAGGCGCGGCTGCTGCCGGCGCTGCAGGATCTCGCCTTCCACTGGCCCGACGAGCTGCGGCGCAAGCGGATGAACGAGAACTACCTCGAGTCGGTCCACGAGTGGGCGGACCTGCCCTACGTGCCGCGGCAGAAGTTCTACCCGACGGCCGAGGAGCTCGCCTGGGCGCGCGCCAAGCGGGCCGAGTTCTCCGGCGACGTGGTCGTGCTCAACCCGCAGGGCTCGACCTGGCCGAAGTGGTGGCCCTACACCGGGCGCTTCGCCGCACTGCTCGGTGACCGCGGCGTGCATTGCGTGGTCCTCGGCGACTATCGCGGCGGGCCGCCGGCGCTGCCGGCCCAGTACGGGCACTTCATCGGCCGCGGCTGGACCATCCGCCAGGCGATGGCCTTCGCCGCGCTGGCCGACGTCGTCGTCGGCGAGGAATCGGCGCTGGTCAACGCGGTCGCCTTCGAGTCGCCGCTCAAGGTCGTGCTGCTGTCGCACTCGACGGCCAACAACCTGACGCGCGACTGGCCGAACACGGTCAGCGTCGAGCCCGAAGGGCTGCCGTGCTACCCGTGCCACCGGCTGCACGCCACGCCGCACTTCTGCACCATCGAGAAGAAGACGCAGTCCGCCGGCTGCCAGGCCGTCGCCGTGCCGGAGAAGATCGTCGGCGTGATCGACGAGTTCCTGAAGTGGAAGGCAGCCGCCTGAGATGGCGTTCACCGAAGACCTGACGCCGTTCTTTGACACCGCCGGCTTCGGCGAGGCGGCGACGCTCACCATCGGCACCTCGCCGGCGGCGGTGACGGTCATCTTCGACGCCGAGTACACCGACCCGCTGGGCGACTTCGAGGGCCGCCGGCCGACCGCCTGGGTGCGGGCGTCCGAGTCCGCAGGCGTCGCCCAGGGCGACACGCTCGCCCGCGGCGCCACCACGTACACCGTGGTCGAGGTGAAGCCGGACGGCACCGGCCTGATCAACGAGCTGCGGCTGCGGAGCTGAGATGGCCAACCACGTCCGCCGCCAGATCCGCGAGGCCGTCGCCGCCCGGCTCACCGGGCTCGTCACTACCGGCAGCCGGGTCTACGTCAACAACGTCGACCCGCTGGCGATCAACGAGCTGCCGGCGATCACCATCCGCAACGGCAGCGAGCAAATCGAGCGTCGCTCGCTCGGCCAGCCGAATCCGTACATCAGCCGCGCGCAGACGCTGATCGTCACCGCGCACGCGCGGGCGAGCTCGGCAGTGTGGGACACCATCGACCAGATTGCCAAAGAGGTCGAGATCGCGATGCTCGGCACGCTCGATGCGCTGCAGCTCGGCGGTCTGGCGCTGGATACGCTGCTGGTGGCGCTTGACGACCCGCGCATCAGCGGCGAGGGCGATCGCCTGGTGGCGTCGCTGGACATGCAGTTCCAGATTCTCATCAATGCGCGGGAAGGCATTCCCGACGCAGTGATCTGACAACGATAAAGGACACGAGCCCGCGGACGCGCGCCACTGAAAGGACCATGCCATGACTCTCGGAGTAACCAATCGGGTCGCGCTGCGGCTCAAGCCGGAAGTGACCTTCGGCACCACGCCGGGCACCGGCAACCACTACCTGATGCGGATCACGTCGGAGGCGCTCAAGTACGCGCTGCAGACGACGCAATCGCAGGAGCTGCGCTCCGATCGCATGATCACCGACCTGCCGGTCGTGGGCGCGGGCGCCGACGGCGACGTCGGCTTCGAGTTCAGCTACGGCGAGTTCGACAGCGTGCTGGCGTCGGCGCTGCAGGGCGCATGGGCTGTTGCCGGAACCAACGGCGTCGCCACTGGCACGGCGGTCACGACGACGACCTCGCTGGTGCTGACGGGCGCCGGCACGCCGTTCTCGACCATGGTCGCCGGGCAGTGGTTCCGCGTCGCCAACAACGCCAGCTCCGGCAACAACGGCTGGTGGCAGGCCGCAAGTGTGCCCAATGGCACGACCATCAACGTCGCCTCGGGCCTGACCGCGGGCACCACGACGAGCACCTGCCAGGTGCAGTCGGCGCGGCTGACCAACAGCACAGCGCAATCATCGTTCTCGATCGAGCGCAACAACGCCGACCTGACGCTATACACGCTGTTCCGCGGCATGACGCCGGCACGCCTGTCGCTGAACCTGACGCCGGGCCAGATCATGACCGGCTCGGTATCGTTCATGGGCAAGGACGCTGCCGCAACCGCGGGAACGTCCGGGATGCCGGGCACCTCGGTGGCCTCGCTCACCAACGGCGTCTACAACAGCGTTTCTAACGTATTCAACGTGCTCGAGGGCGGCTCGGCGCTGACGAATACTTACGTCCGCTCGCTGCAGGTCAGCGTCGAGAACAATCTGCGCGGCCAAACCGCCATCGGCACGCTCGGCAACGTCGGCATCGGCGCCGGCAGCTCGGTGATCACCGGCACCATGGAACTCTACTTCGCCGACGCCACGTACCTCAACAAGTTCCTGAACAACACGGCGTCGAGCCTGTCGGTGCGCATTGCGCAGTCGTCGACCGGCATCGGCTACGTGCTGACGTTCCCGAACATCAAGTACAGCGACGGCGGCACGCCGACGCCGGGCGCGAACCAGGACGTCACGTTGTCGCTGCCGTTCCAGGCGCTGCGCGATACCACGACGGGCTATCAGATCCTGCTCGATCGTGGTGGCGACGCGGTCACGCCCTGGGCGAGCTGATGTCGCAGGACGGGCCGGAGGACGCTCCGGCCTGATCGCTTTACCGGCCCTGCCGACGGGCGGTGTGCCGCTTTTTACAAGGACAACCGATGGACCTCAAGAAGCTCTTCGGGACCAACCAGCGGGCCGAGGAGGCCGGCGTGTGGGTCGACATGGGGCAGGGCGCGCGGGTGAAAGTCGCACGCGACACGTCGCAGTCCTACCGCCGTCGGCTGCAGGAAGTGATCCGGCCCTACCGCGGCGCCATCACCGCCGGCGCGATGGAGGACCGCGCGGCGCACGTGCTGTTCGCCAAGGCGGCGGCCGGCACGCTGCTGCTCGACTGGGAAGGCATCGAGGTCGACGGCAAGCCGCTGCCGTTTTCGGTGGAGGCGGCCGAACAGGTGATGGCCGAGCTGCCGGACTTCTACCGCACCATCGAATCGTTTGCCAAGGACGCGGCGCTGTTTCGCGAACAACGTGAGGCCGCCGAGCAAAAAAACTGACCGACCGGCTTCGCTGGGAGCTCAAGTGGAGTCGGGAGGAAGACAAGGCGTTCCTGCGCACGCTGCCGCCGGACGCGCCGGCGTTGCGCGACATGCCGGAGCTGTGGCCGGAGTGCGAGCTCTACATGGAGGCGTTCCGCGACCTGGCATTGACGCGGCCGCTCGGCATGGGCGCGATCGGCCACATCCCGGTGACCGAGGTCTTAGCGTGGGGCCACATGACCGGCGTGGACGATCTCGAGACGCTTTGGCGGCATGTTCACGCGCTGGACGCTGTCTACGTGCGGCACTTCATGGACGAGCAGGCGCGCGATGCGGCTCACGCTAAGCGGCAACGCCAAGACGGTCATTGACCAGCTGCAGCTCGACTCGCGCGAGTACGGGCTCGCCGTCATGCGCGCGCTCAATCGCACGGCCGACGGCCTGCAGACCGACGCCAGCCGCGAGATCCGCAAGACGTACCAGATCAAAGCCAAGGACTTGACGCCGGCGTTCCGCAAGGAGAAGGCGACGCTGCAGCACCTGGCAGCGTTCGTCGAGGCTCGCGGGCGCCCGTTGCCGCTGTACGACTTCGCGGCGCGCCAGAACAAGACCGGCGTCAGCGTGGCGATCAAGAAGGGCAACCGCAAGACGCTGAAGCACGCCTTCATCGCGCGCATGCCCAGCGGGCACGTCGGCGTCTTCATGCGCAATAGCGGCAAGCGGCTGCCGATCGAGGAGAAGTACACGCTCAGCGTGCCCGGCATGCTGACGGCCCAGACGATCGCCGGCGTGCTCGAGGGTCTGGTGACGGACCGCTTCGAGAAGGCGCTTGAGCAGAACGTGCGGTTCCTGACGCGGAGCTAGAGCGATGGACGCCAAGACAGTCCGCTGGATTCTGTCCGCCGAGGACCAGTTCTCGGGCGCGTTCAACAAGCTGCGCCGCGAGATGAGCGACGCCGACAGCGCGTCCGGCAAGCTCGGGGTCGCGCTCGGCGCCGTCAGCGGCGTGATGGCAGCGCTCGGTGTCACGGCGGCGGCGATCTCGTTCGGGCGTTCGGTTAACGAGGCCATCTCGTTCGCCGCCAGCCTGCAGGACATCAAGGAGAAGACCGGCGCCTCAACCGACGCGCTGCAGAAGATCGCGCCCGCAGCGCAGATCGCCGGCGTCAGCTTCGAGAACGTCGAGCAGGCGCTGGTGATCATGTCGAAGAACATGGCCAGCGCCGACGACAAAAGCAAGGGGCTCGGCAAGGCGCTCGACATCCTCGGCATCAGCGCCCGCGACAAGAACGGCACGATGAAGGACGCCGCCACCATCTACGTCGAGATGGCGGCCGAGATGGGCAAGTACGAGGACGGCGCCGGCAAGGCCGGGCTCGCGATGGCGGCGATGGGCAAGTCGGGCGCTGAGCAGAACAAGGTATTCGCGGCGATGGCCGAGGCGCAGCAGTTCGTCGTTTCGGCAACCAAAAAACAGATCGAGGCCGCCGATCGCTACAACGACAACCTGACGAAGCTGTCGCTTGCCGGCGGCGCCTTCGCTAAGATCATCGGGCATGAGATCGCGCCAGTACTGGCCGACTTCACCGACGTCCTGCTCGACGTCGCCACCGGCTCCAACGGCGTCAAGAGCACGCTGCAGGATCTGGCCAAGGACGGCACCCTGCGATCCTGGGCTCAGCAGGCGGCGCTATGGGTGGCCGAGGTCATCGACGTATTCGACGCGCTGGTGCGCGTGGCGCAGATCGTCTGGAAGGCGCTGGCGACCGGCGTCGAGCAGACCATCGAGATGTTCACCGGCATCGGCGCGGCGATGAAGAAGGCGCTCAGCGGCGATTTCGCCGGCGCGGTCGACGCCGCCAAGTCGTCCTTCGAGAAGATGAAGGCGTCCGGGTCGCAGTTCCTGACCGACTTCGATGCCATCGCCTCGCGGGCGCAGTTCTCGTCGATGCTCAAGGCCAAGTTCGCCGAGAGCGACGCGGCGATGGGCAAGACCAAGGAGAGCAGCGACAAGCTCAAGCTGTCGTGGCAGGACGCCAACGAGAAGGCGATGAAGTACGCCGAGGACATGGCGAAGCTGACGCAGTCCATCCAGGACGCCAACGACAAGCTGCGCACCGAAGGCGAAGCGATCGGCAAGACGCGACTCGAGCGCGAGCTCGCGAACGTCGCCCTGGAGCGCGAGAAGGCGCACCGGCAGGACAAGCTCGGGCTGCAGACCAAGAACATCGACCGCCTCTTTGACGAGCGCGAGGCGATCCTGCGCAACAACGACGCCACGCGCGAAGCCGAGGAGGCACAGAAGCGGCTGATGAAGGCTTACGCCGACGCCACCAAGGAAGCGCAGAAGGAGGTCGAGGCATCGGAGAAACTGCGCGAAGCGTTCGGCCAGCAGACGAAGTCGCTCGAGCAGCAGGTGACGGCGTTCGGCAAGACCACGGCCGAGATGCGGCTCTACAACATCGAAGAGCAGCGCAAGTTGGCGCTGTCCAAGGCGGTCACCGCGGCGGACGTCGAGTACATCGAGCAGGAGTACCAGAAGCAGAAGGCGCTGGCCGGCACGATCACCAAGCTCGAGGAAACCGACGCGGCGGCGAAGAACTGGCAGGACACGCTCGACAGCATCAACCAGGCCGGCTACGACCTGTTCCAGTCGATGGCCGACGGCTTCGATGGCGTCAAGGACTGGGCGAAGAACGCCGGGGACGC